TACCCCACAATATTATGGTGGTCAAACTTATGTTGGTCCATCACAACAAACACAATCAGCATTAGAGTATGCTCAAAATAGAGCATTAGGTGGAAATCCATTACTTCCTGCTGCACAACAACAACAATTAGGTTCTATTCAAGGTGACTATTTAAACGCTGGTAATCCATACTTTACACAAGCTCTTGCTGGACCTACTCAACAAGCTACACAAGCATACAATGACGCTATCTCTAAAGCACAAGGTTCTTTATCTATGGCAGGTCGTTATGGTTCTAACGTAGGTGCTGATATTCAAAACAGAGCAGCTAATACTTTAGCATCAACACTTGCTAACAAGTATGGTGAGTTAGCTTACAGCAATTATGCTGGTGAACGTGCTATGCAAAACCAAGCAGCGGCAAATGCACCTGCATTAGCACAAGCTGATTATGGTGATATTCAACAACTTATGAACGTAGGCAAGGCTCAAGAAGATTATTCTAAAACAGCCCTACAAGCTGACATTGATAGATTTAACTTTGAACAAAACAAACCATATCAAAAACTTTCTGCTTATCTTGGTGCTGCTTATGGTGCTCCTACAGGCACAGTATCTACTACTACTCAATCTGGTGGTGGTAAGATAGTATGCACAGCTATGAATCAGGCTTATGGCTTTGGTTCATTCCGTCAAGCTATCTGGTTACAACATTCAGCTACAATGCCTAATGCCAAACAAATTGAGAAGGGTTATCACAGATTATGCCTTCCAATAGTAAACTTTGCGTTTAGTGCAAAACCAACATGGACTCGCAATATTGTACGCAAAATTGCAGAACATATTGCTAGACACAGAACAGCTGATTTATGGAAAGAAATGCGTGGTAAACGCAGAGATCCACTAGGTCGTATCTATCGTGCAATCATTGAGCCATTATGCTATGTAGCAGGAAAGGTAGGTAAGTAATGGGACCTCCTATGTTAATTGGTGCAGGTTTAGGTGCTTTAAGCTCTGCAGCTATGGGTAAAAGCCCATTCACAGGTGCTCTTATGGGCGGTGCTTTAGGTGGACTAGGTGGTGCTGGCGGTCTATTTGGAGGTGCTGCTGGAGGTGGTGCAGGTGCTACTGCTGCTACTGCTGCAGAACAAAGTTTATTAGGAACTGCTGCTGCAACAGAAGGTGCAGCTAATATGGGTAATATTGGTATGGCTAATATGTTTAATACTGGAGCAGGAACTACATTAGGTTCAGCAGGTACTTATGCTCAAGGTTTAAACCCAGAATTATATACAGGTTCTCAAGGTATGTTTGATGTAGCTCAAGGTTCAACACTTGGCTATAACCCAACCTTTTTAGGTGGTCAAGGACCAGCAACATTTGCAGGTGGCGGTGGATATGACCCATCATTTTTTGGTCGTGTAAAAGAAGCTGGTGGCAATGCTGTTAGCGGTGTAAAAGATATGTTTGGCGGATTATCTACATCTGATAAATTAGGTTTAGGACTTAAAGGTGTTGAATTAGCAATGCAACCTACTCCTCCTATTCAACCTGCTAGTGGTGTTCAACCAATTCAACAAAAACCATTTGACCCATCATCAGCTATTGCAGCAGCTCCATCTTATGGTATAACTAGAGAAGAAGTTGCAGCTGGAAAAGTTGGGCAAATAGCTTCAAAAGCAAGATTAAATGACGAAGATGAACGTAAAATACGTCAATTTTATACATCATTGATAGGATAATAATATGGCATGGTATGACGATATATTAGGAAGCGGTGTAAACATTTTTGGTGCTGCTCCTCCATCTTATTTAGGTGGCGAAGGTGGCTTATTGAATACAGCAGAGATGGATAAACTTAAACAAAAATCTTTAATTTCTGGTTTATTAAATACAGGGCTAACTTATCTTGCACAACCTAAAAATCAAAGATATGGTTCTGCATTACCTTATTTAGCAAAAGCTGGTATAGCTGGAGTAGGTGCTGCACAAAATGTATATGACCAAGCCTCTCAAGAGTACATAACTAAAGCTAAAATTGAAGAGCTACAAGCTGGAAAAACTTATACAACTCAATTATTAAATGATCCAAGAGTTAAAGGTAAGCCAGAACTTGAAATGCTTGCTAGAAAAGACCCTGCAAAATTATTTGATTTTCTTAATCCTAAAGCAGACATTAGAGAAGTTAATGGAGAGCTTATATCTTATAATCCATCTGATAAAACAGCTACTTCTGTATTTGGTAAACCTAAAGTAGAAACCATAGAAGTTGACAGAGGCGATAGAATTGATTTAGTAAATAAGTCAACAGGTATGTTAATTAATTCATATCCAAAAAGTGCTGCCCCTCAAGCTAAAGAAATGTATGACAACAAGCCTACTATAGACGCAAATGGTCAAACAGTTTTTTTACCAACTGTATATGGTGCAAAGCAAAATCTTCCAATACTTGATATGCAAGGCAAGCCAGTTACTAACTATGCACCTGCTCGTACAAAACCATTACTACCTCCAGCTGTGCAAAAAGCAGAGGATGAAGATTATGAAAAAATTACTTCTGCTAATACTATAGTTAGAAGTACAAGTGAAATGATTAATTCTTTTGCTTCAGGTCAAATTCCAACAAGTGTGTTTAATAAAATAGGTGCTTCTTTATCTTCTGTTACAGGTATTAATGCCAATGATCCTAGTGTTATTGCTTATAAAGATTTTGATAGATTTAAAACTAAATTAGTAAATGAATCATTAAGGCTTAACAAAGGAACACAAACAGAAGGTGATGCTGCTCGTGCCGTAAAAGAACTTAATTCAGCAGCTTCCCCTCAAGATGCTATATCTGCATTATCACAATTGCAATGGTATAATTCACAGGCTATTGAGAATGCAAGTAAAAATGTTTTAAGAAGAAGAACTAATAGCGGATTACCTGCTCCAGAAGTTATGCCAGAAAAACCAGATATACAAGCCTTACAAATTCCTGCTGGCGTAGATGGTCTGGCTATTGTAAAAAGATTACCTCCTAAATTTTTAGAAAAAGCTCCTGTACAGTTACCATCAACATCTATTCAAGATGCTAAATTAATTTATGATGCTTTACCAAAAAATGCTAGATATGTAGATATAGATCAAACAACTGGTCAGCCTATAAAAAATGCTGATGGTACTTTTAGAATAGCTGTTAAACAATAAAGGAATAAAAATGGCTTTTGGTAACGACCCAATATTGATGGGTGGGAATAAAGTTCCACGAGATAAATATACTCAAGATAAAGAAGGTAAAATTACTCTTTCTTTGCCAGAGATTACAGTATCTAATAAAGAACAAGCCCAACCTGTAGAAGCACAACCAACATCAACAGACTTTGCTGCAATGCCAACACAAACTGTAGAGCAAGCAACTGGATACAATCCTTATGCAGAAACAGCTAGAAGTGGCATTGGGCAAGGACTTATGATGGGATTTGGTGATGAATTAGAAGCTGCATTAAGAACAGGCTCTATTAGTGGTGATGAATATAAACAACTACGAGATGAACTTCGTAAAAAACAAGAATTATTTGCTACAGAAAATCCTGCAGTTAATTTTGGGGCCCAATTAACTGGTGGCATTTTGTTTCCGTATGGCAAAGCAGTACAAGGTGTTGGTATGCTGGGTAAAACTGGTGCTAACATTGCACAAAGCATACAAACTGGATTACAAAGTCCACAGGCTTTTGAAAGAATTAAGGCTGGATCAAAATTAGCTACTCCTTTTGGCGGTATTGTTGGTGCTGGAACTGCTGAAGAAATGGGCGATGTTCCTTCTAGTGCTTTTGCTGGCGGACTAACTGCTGGGATTATAGGTGGAGCAGGAGTAGAAACAATTAGAGCTGGATTTAAAATTGGAAGTAGTATATTTAAAAACATTACTGAAAGATTAGGTTTTGGCAATGTAAACAGAACTGCCAATAAAATTATATCTAACAAACTTGCACAAGATGAATTAACAGCAGCAGATGTAGAAGAATACTTTAAAGAAGCTCGTAGACTTGGTGTATCAGATGCCATTTTAGCGGATTTAGGCACTAATTTAAGAAGTTTTGGTCAAACAGTTCAAAGCCAAGCAGGTAAGGGTAGAACTCAAGTTGAAGATTTTTTAACACAAAGAACTCAAAATGTTCCTAATGAAATTATAACTGGTTTAGTAAAAAAAGCTAAAGTAAAGCAAACAGAGTTTGGTTATGATTATGTAACCATGCTTGCTAATAGACAAAGAAACCTAGCAAATAAAGCATATCCTAATGCTTATGCTATTGATGTACCAGCAGAACCATTTAGAACTTATGCAAAGAGAAAAGATTTTATTGCTGCTTATCAAGAGGCTGTAGATTCTGCTGAAAGAAAAGGTGAGTCATTATTACCTCCATTATCACAATTAGAAAATGCAGATTTTGTCCCAACAGAATTATTACATAAAATTAAAATTGGTCTTGATAAAGTTATTGCAGCAGAAAAAGATGCGTTTGGTAGATTAAGTAAAAAAGGTGCTGAATTAAATCAAGTTAAAAAAGAGTTTAATAATAAATTAAAAGAACTTAACCCAGAGTATGCTGCATCTAATGCAAAATTTGCAGATGAGGCTCGTATTCAAGAAGCGTTTGATTTAGGCAGTACTTATAATAAATTTGATGCAGATGAGTTAGCATTTAAGATTAAAAATCTTAACAAAGATGAAAAAGAAGCATTCAGAGTAGGTTTGTTATCAAACGCTAAAAAACAGTTATCAGAGTTTAAAGGCGGTAATTTTGTTAATAAAATATTTTCTAGTGATAAACAAAAAGCTGCAATGAGAACTGTATTTGATACACCAAAAGATTATCAAGATTTTGTAAAACAATTACAATACTCTGCTGATAAACTTAAAACTACTCAAAAGGTATTAGGTGGTTCTCAAACACAAGAAAGAATGGGACTTGCTCAAGAAGATGTTATGGCTATGGAAATTGCACAAAATCCAACTCTTACTGGAATATTAGCTACTCTTGTAAAATCTATTAAAACTGGTGCTCAAATGTCACCAAGAACACTAGAGGCTGTTAAACAAAAATTATTTACATCTGACCCAAAAGAGCAACAAATTATTATTAATGAAATTAACAAACTTAATGATCCAAATTTACAAAGGTCATTACTTAACGCACCATTTAAAATTCCAGCAGTAGCAGGAACTTTTGGTTTATTATAAGGACAATAATGAGCACAGAACGAGAACTTGCCGAACATGGCATTGAAATTAAACACATTCAAACAGATGTGGATACCCTTATGGAAGATATGAGCGAGTTAAAGAAAAGGCTTGATGCTATTGAGTCTGCCCTTAACGAAATCAAAGGTGGATGGAAAGTATTTATATTTATTGCAGGACTAGCTTCAGCCGTTGTTAGTTGGGCTGTAAATCATTGGCTAGGAAAGTAACATGAAACAATTACTCATGGCAATAACTTTATTATTGCTTTGGGTGTTTCTTTATGATTACGCAGAAGGTAAAGCACTGGTAAAAGAAATGAGCATGGCTACAGAAGCAGGTGAAATAGTATTAACCACAGAAGAATGTATCTTTAAAAAACAAGGTTTACAAGGTTATGAGTACGCTGCTTATGCAACTGACAGAGGTCATCCTAACCATGAAGGATGTTGGAAGTCTGACAGCTATGAAGGTAAACACGCAGTCTATATCTATTTCCCAGAGATAAACCAAACAGCAGTATTTGACGCTAAACTATTTAAGCCTAAAGCCACAATATGACATTTATCACAGAGAACAACATAGCCAATCTTTATTCGGCTTTAATTGAGTTTCCTGTATTTGAAGAATATCGCCTCCCGCCATCATCTAAAGTTGAATTTGTAATAGTGCATGACGATACTATATGTGGGCAATATGAACCACCAGAACAAGGTGAGCCTCATATTATTACTATATCTACTGCACGTCATACTCATTTATATCCTGTTTTAATGACCCTTGCACATGAGATCATTCATATGTGTGTATATTTAGAATCACCTAAAACTGATAAATACACCAGCCATAAAGGTTTATTCTTAAAACTACAAAAGCGTGTAGCCAATCATCTTGGCTTTGACCCAAAGGAATTATAATGACTGTAGACGAATTTTTAAAACAATATAATTTAATACCACAACAGGCTACTATAGGCAACGAAAACTTAAACTTAAATGCTTATACATCACCTACATTAGGCGGCAATGTTAATGCTGCAACAGAAACTCCGTTAGGCCTATTAAGTGGTACTGTTGGCAAAGAAGGTTCAAACCCAATATATAAAGACATTGCTTTAACAAACCAAAACTTACGAGGTGGCTTATTAAATACCGAAGGCAATACTTCACCTTATGCAGAATATATAACTGATAATATTAAAGCTCAAATTACAGGCGGTAAAAGCCCTAATGTTAGCGGAGAATATTCAACTAATTTTGCAGGCGGTAGAGGAACTATTGGAGGTCAATATGATGCTACTGGATTGGCTGCAAATGCAGCTTATGAAAAACAATTACAAGATAATTTTTTATTAAAATTATTTGGCAATATTAATCCTTATGATAGGTCAATGGGGTTGCAAATAGGTAAACAATTTTAAGGAGCTTTAATGTTTAATTTAATTAGTTTAATCTTACCAGCTTTAGTCCCAGCGTTTGCTGACGGTGCTAGAGGTCTTATTGCAAAGTTTACAGGTGGTGCAGGTGGCCAGCCACAAAACATTACAGAACGTATAGAGCTTATGAAAGCAGAAGCTGAAAAGTTACAGGCTTTAGCTGCATTAGATAATCCTACTGGTGAGCCATCAAGGTGGATAGTAGACCTTCGTGCTTCATTTAGATACATCATCATTAGTGCCATTATGATCTTTACCGCTATAGTGGTATTCAACCCTGATGTTGTAGGTGCTGCTGTAGTCGCAGTATTCCTAGATATGACAGGTGCTTGTATGTCTTTTGTGATTGGCGAAAGAATGTACCTGACACTTAAAAAATGATAGTTTTAAACATACTTAACTGGATAGGCTTAACTATTCTTAAATTATTAATAGTAGCTTTGTTATTTAGTGCTATGGGCTTTTCTATTATCTTTATGTATGCCATGCAATATTTAACACAAGCCTTACACTATGTGGACAAAAATGTTAATTGAAGTAAAAAGGTTTGAATTCAATGATACTTATTGTGCGGGTAGGATGTATATTAACAATGTTTATTTTTGTTATACTTTGGAAGATGTAGTCAGAAAAGGCAAAAAGGTAAATGGCAAAACAGCTATTCCTGCTGGAACTTACGATGTTGTTATTGATGATTCTGTTCGTTTTGGCAAACCAATGCCACATATTCTTAATGTGCCTAATTTTACAGGCGTAAGAATACACGCTGGTAATACATCTCAAAATACAGATGGATGCATTCTTGTAGGCCATACATATGCTGGCAAAGATTTCATAGGAAATTCTAAACTAGCATACGATGTATTCTTTAATAAACTTAAAGAAGATAAAACAGCAATTATAACAATCACCTAGTGTATAATTAATTGTCAAAATACTAGGACACTATATGAAAATATTACTTATTGATATAGAAGTAGCACCAAATACTGCTCATGTTTGGGGTATCTTTGACCAGAACATCTCTATCAATCAGTTACTAGAATCATCTTACACTCTTTGCTATGCGGCCAAGTGGTACGGTGAATCTAAAATTATGTTTGACTCTATTCAAAAATCTGGCAAGCAAAAGATGCTAGACTCTGTGCATAAACTTCTTGATGAAGCCGATGCCATAGTCCACTACAATGGTTCTAGGTTTGACATACCCATCCTACACAAAGAGTTTTTACTCTCTGGTATGCCGCCTCCAGCACCCTCCAAACAGATAGATTTATTACAGGTATCAAGAAGGCAGTTTAGATTTGTTTCTAACAAATTAGATTACGTTGCACAGGCTTTAGGATTAGGTGGTAAGACAGCACATGAAGGCCACACCTTATGGGTTAAGTGTATGAATGATGATCGCAAGGCTTGGAAAACAATGGAAGAGTACAATAAAAATGATGTTATCTTACTTGAGAAAGTCTACGATAAATTCAAGGGTTGGATTAAACAACATCCAAATCATAACGCATACTCTGCTGACGTTTGTTGTCCTAATTGTGCTTCACGCAAACTACAAGCTCGTGGTACACAAAGAAGTAGGACTGCTATTTATCAACGCTATCAATGTCAAAATTGTGGGTCGTGGGCAAGATCTGTTAAATCAGAAAAAATTGCCAAAGACTCTCTAGTAACTATTTAAGGATTATATGTCTGGCGATATTCAACAACTATGTAAAAAAATAGTAGGTAAAACAATTGTCAGTTGCGAGGTTGATTTTGACGGCCAAGTTATTTACCTTGAATTTGACGATAGCTCTCTAGTGGAAATATCTGGTGAAGATTTAGATATTTACATGGAGTTTCAAGACCTAGACGATTAAGGATTAATATGGCATTATCAGATTATAAAAATTTACAATGGCTTCGTGAAGGATCGGATGCTGATTGGAAAAGGGCATTAGAAGAACAGCGTTTAATTTCTATGGGTAAAGAAGCATTAAAAGCTGGTTACGCTACACCTACAGAGCGTATGATTACAAATCCATTAACTGGTGGCCTAGAATTTTTAAACGTAAGCCCTAGATATGCTAGACAAGTATCTAGAAATACTGCTAATGCGGCAGATCAATTAGGCCTGACTGTTGGAGGACAAGGCGGTGAAATGGCTGGTGCTGGTATATACAATAGAGATCCATTAGCTGTTTTAGGCGGTACTGGTATTGCTGCACTTGGGACCATTGGTGGTGGTGGAAAAAAAATTGCTGCTAATAAAATTGAAGATATAGTTAAATCTATTGAAAGCAAAAAAGTTACCGAAGGTCTTGGTCAATTTAAATCTACAAAGCCATCTGAAATTTATAACCAAACAATGGGTGGCGGTTATTCTGTAAACGTGCCTACTGGAAATATACCAAATGAAGGCCTTATGATGGGTATATATAAAAATACAGACCCAAGAAATAAAGTATTAGATAAATTAACTAAAAAAGATATTGAGCAACAATATTTAGCTAATAAATCTGCATTAGATAAACAAGAAAATTATTTTGGCACATGGTTAGATCCAGAAAGCAAAAAAACATATTTAGATGTATCACAAAAGTTTGCACCTAATGAATTACGCAAGGCAGTTAAATTTGGTGAACGCACAAATCAAATTGCTGGATACAATGTTGGCAAGGGTGAATCATTTCCAGTAGGTAACTGGTCTGATTTTATTAGAAGCCCAGAATATAATCAAAGATTATCAGAACTAAATCAATCTGGTGTTGAATATTTAAAACAGCATCCAACTGTCAATTGGTGGGATCTTCGTGGTACTCCATTAGAAGATTTGTATGGCAAAGAAAATGTACCAAATTTAGCTGGATATTTAGCGGCTACTTCACCAGTATCAGATGTACCACGCAACGCAAGAATAGCTTCTGAATACATGAGAAGGCAAATTGCAGGTGAGCCAGTTATTCAGCCTAATTTTAGAATGCCAGAAAATGCTGTATTTGAAACTGCTGGCAATATGATGCCTATGGAAACTGGTAGAACTAAAAATTTACTTGCTGCTAGTCAAGGACGTATTGAAGATTTGCAAAAAGAAAAAGTTCGTAATATGGGTAAAGCATTAATGGGTGATCCTAATGCTATGGTATTTGATAGGCATTGGGCAAACCTTTCAGAAAAACCATCTGCCAATATTTTTACAGGTGCTGAAAAGGGTGTATTTCCATCTGGTAAACAATATGCAGATCTTGAAAAAATTGTTGCTAATCAATCAAAAGAAGCTAACATGACACCAAGAGATTTTAGTGCTAATGTTTGGACAGGTTATAGAAACAAAGCACAGCAAGAAGGTAACGTATTCGGCCAAAAAACAGCAGGTGCAGGAATTCAAGGCGAGTCAAAGTCTATTGCTGATACTTATTTATCACTCATTAAAACTAAAGCAGAAAAACTTAATATCCCATACAATGAAATGATTAAAAAATTAAAATCTGGTGAAATTAGTTTACTATCAGTTATGCCTATTGGTGTTGGCGGTGGACTGCTAGGAACTGAAGAACAAAAATAAAAAAGGGATAATCACTTATCCCTTTTGTCCATCTCTCTTTTATGCCAGAACTTGAATTGAGAAAACTTATTCCATTTCTGGTATTTACCTTTAACATAAGGTATTTTTAAAAATTTGCACATTTGTTGTATGTGCTCTTCACTTAATAGCGTAGGCTTGTATTTAAATTTAGCTGGCAATATTCCCCTTTCCAAAAAGTGTTGCTGCCTGTTCAGATATATCAGTATAATTTTCTGTATCTGAAATAAACCCAGCGTCACCTTCCTCCGCATAATCGCCTTGCACTACAATATGATCACCAGCCCACTTACCAACAAGCTCATGATCGCTAAAATCACCACCTCCACGACCATTACTGTTAGCAAGTAATAAAAACAATATATCTGCTACTGACCCTTCAAATCCTATCTGCTCAACAAGTTTAAGGCCCTGACCTAGCTTGTGTGCGTGTAGGCACTCTTTTTTAGTTACGTTATATACTTGATGGTATTGACCCATTATGCACCCCTCCCTACAACAATAAACTCAATTTTACCAAGCTCTTTTAAAGCCTGTACTACATGAGATGGTGCGTTATAAACATAAGGTTTACCATGTTTACCTATATTAATTGAAATATAGAAGGCGGTATTAAAGTAATCAATTTGTGCATTTGATTCGTCATACCATTCACCAGCAATTTTTATATTTGCTACTACTTCATTTAAAAACTGTTTGGCAATACCATCGTAATATTTATCAATATGGTAAACATTAACCTGCGTACGATCATAGTCATTACTAAAATCAATACTGCCAGATACAAGGTTTACAACTAATGTTGAGTGATAAGAATTTCTAGCAACTGTGGCCTTAATACCATACTTCTTAAATACAGGCTTTAAAGCTGTTAGAATTTTTGATTTTGTTTCGTTGTTGACATAAGCCATGTTATATTCCCCTAGTGTAATTGTGGTTGATTAATAATTCCAGCATCAATAAGATCAGACGCTGTTCTTCCAAACCAGCCTTGCAACTGCCATGCTAGGCCTGTGTTCACTAGGTACTGCCATGCCTCTATTACTTCTTCTTCTGTGCCTTCTACAAAACCTTCAGCGAGGCCTACTGCATCATAACTTGATAAGATAGTCATGTAATTCTCCTTTAGCAAAATTTCTTGATCGCCTGCAAGTGGATTGATAAATCAGCGATATAGTTATTTTATATAATTACAATATAATGTCAACACTTTTTTTAAATATTTTTTAATTCTTGTAAGTTATTGATTTGATTAAGTTTTGAGTTTTCAAGCTCATATAGATCGGCCTTTGTATTAAAAAAAGTACCGTCAGATCTAGTTCTTTTTGTGCCTTCTGGATAAAAACTAGCATTATCAAAGAAGTCTTTTTTGTCAATCCAGCCGCATATTGTAAGCATTAAATCATTGCGATTTAAACTTAAAAACATATACCTGTCTACCTTATAATCTTTTTGGTGGCCTATTAAATTGTTGACAAAATATGGTTTTGGTGCACAATTTCTTCCCATAGATTTAATATCATAACTTTTTTTATTATGAATAAGATCTATTCCACCATCAAATCCACAAGGTTCTAATTTTGGCATATCCAATAAATTTAAAATTATAGACTGGCCAATAATACCTCTTAACTGTTCCAGATAATTTCCATCAGAAACACCACGCTGTCCAAAATTAATAGTCTTTAGTAATTCCTTGCAATACGTTATTATGTTTTGCTTTATAGGAACGCTATACACAAACAACTACACCCTGATATATTTGACACACAGTTACGGTGCCACTAGGTGCAAATATAGTAGTTGTGTGGCTAAAACATTTTTCTGTATAAAAAATAGCCAATGCAGCTATTGCAACAACAAATATCCAATAAATTTTATTCATCATCATTCCTCACTAATTGAGCTTCAATTTCAGGTGGATTAACAACTTCTACTTCTCTTAATACTAAAATAAGTTTATTTTTAAACCATTCTGATTTAGCAAGATCCTCTTCTACGTTTCCTTTAAATGGGTAACGCAAATCATACTTCATCTTGCTACCCTTTAAATAACCAACAAACTCTTCTTTAGTAAGTCTAGATTCAATAATATCTATTGTTTCTAATCCGCCTATATTATAGTGTTTTGGGTGATTAATATTATCTGACATAACTATCCTTTCATAAAAAATAAATTAATTAACTGATAACAACCATAAAAAAACCATCCTATACTACCAACAATTAAACCCCAAACAATCCAATCAATTACTTTTAATATCCTATCCATTTGCCATGCTCTCTTCCAACTGTAACAGATACATAAGATCTATTCTTAAACCTTCTATTTAAAATATCATGTCTAGTTAGTTTAGGCAAACTAAAATACCCATGTAACTCTAAAGACTTTAATCGTGTCCTAGTAGTGGAACATTGTTTCATAATGTCTTTAATGCTGCAATCAGTATTTAATGCCATATACTCATTAACGGTTTTGGCCATATTGCGATCATCTAAAACTGTATACATTAAAATTTACCTCTGATATATTTAAGTATTCCGTAATTATAACCACGCATTGTACACTCAATTAAAGTATAGTCAAGTAACAGTTCATCTATACGTCTACGATTGTATGCACTATGAAACTCTATTAAAAATACTACAGGGAAATTAACTAGGTTTTCTAGTATCTCAATCTCTGCACCCTCTGTATCTATCTTTATAATATCGCATGGTGGCAAGTTCTTTGCACTCATAACCTTAACAAGCTCACCTTCTTTAGCCTGCTCTTCACCTTCAAACATACTAGCTTCACCACAATTATGTAATCCGTAATACATCTGACGTTCACCATCATCCTTGCCTATAGCAAAGTTTCTAATGGCTATATCTGTGCCTGCTGTATTTTGTCTTAACAGGTTAAAGTTTTCTTTTATAGGCTCATAGCAATCTATCTTTGGTTTATCAAAGTACTCATGTGCCCATACTGCAAACCCACCTACGTTAGCACCAATGTCTATAATATATGGACTTGGCATAGCACCTATTGCATACTCACCTTGAAATATTTTCCCTACATGACTAATCATGTTGTTAGGAATGATCATACAAGCCTGCCGCTAAATTGATAAGTACCTGTGTGGCCTAGTTGGGCCCATGCTGCACCCCAAACCTTAATACCATTGTCCCTAGCTAGTTTACAGAAATGATAATCCTCACTTAATAAATGATTTTGTTCATCAATACTAGTGGTAAAATATTCTACAACTTGGTCACCCACATTTGAATTGTCATTTACATCATTCATGTTATGTTTATAAGACGGACACTTGTCTTTTAGCTTTTCAAATACCTCACGCTTAATTAACATAAAGCCTGTACCGCCATGCTTAATTTCAAATGGTTTATCCAGAGGCACTAACTGTGACTTGACATCACCTACCATGTTTACTACATACTCACCTGTAAAATATTTTAACTGATCCTGTGGCACTTTCTTTTCAATAGCATAAGCCACACCACCCCAGTTAATTTCTTTTTTAGGGTACAGGCCACATATAATCTCTACGTCAGAGTCAATCATCTTTAATAAATCCTTTGCCTCAAACTGTATGTCAGCATCAATAAACATTAAGTGCGTAGCATCACCCTTTAAGAAATCATTCACTAAAGTATTGCGACCTCTAGTGATAAGACTCTCATTATATAAAAATGAAAAGTATGCCTCTATGTCTTTAGCATTAAGCCATGCTTGCAGCTTTAGCATAGACTCTAAATAAGTGCCATAACATAGTCCGCCATACATAGGTGTTGCTATAAATAAATTTGGTTTAATTGCCACCGTAAGCCTCCGTTAATAATTTGCTGTTGTATTTTTTAATGTTATTTACTTTAATAATATTTTTTGTATCTGGGATCAATGGTGTGATAGTCCAATTATGTAATTTGTTTTTTATATCTTTAGAAATTTCTAAAGCTGTTGGTTGAGATGTCATAAGGGCAGACCACACAAGTTGGCCTGTAGTGTCAAACTCTTCTACTAAAAATGCAATTGGCTTCATTAATAAAAATTCATACGTCCTATTTTAATTTTTTTATTGTGGCCAAACCAGCTATTTTTTTCCTTTATTGAATCGTCATGAAAATACAGGCTGTCAGCAACTGGATTAGGATACTTCTTAAAAACTACGGTGTCAAGCACTAATAGCTTAATTTTAAGATACGCCTTTTCATTTACAGGCTCATGCCTTTCATCCAAAACAGCGAATTGCTTATGCGAGTACACAACATCGCACACAGTACGACCCCACTTACCAGACTTAACTCTATTCCTGATTACGTTGATTACGCCAAGTTTTTCTTCAAGCGTCCTCGTGTTCACCTCATGGTAAACCGCACTACTGTAGCAGTTTAAATCCTGTTCTAAATTATGAATGTAGTCCATTATCTTTTCTCTTTTATAATCCTCTGAATGTACTGCTGATCATATCCAGATAAAATTAAACATATATCTTTAACCACGTTGTCATGTTCATTAAGCCACCGAATAGAAGATTCACGTTCTTTGCTATGTCCTTGTAATGCATCCTTCATAGCAAGCAATAATATTGCATGAAACAGTCTGGCGTGTGGTGTTGTTGCTAATTCAGCCCTTATGGACTCCTTAAACTCAAACTTAAACATAGACCTCTTTCATGGTTTTACTGATATTCCAGATAGCCTGCTGGGTGTATAATCACACTTAATGGCATAAGCCAGAAACCTTTAAGGATTAATACCATGTGGACAACTCCAGCAGCTACTGAAATGCGTTTTGGTTTTGAAGTAACAATGTACGTTATGAACAAGTAACTCCAACTGGGGGTGTCCTAAAAAGGGACATCCTCATTGTTTTCTACAGACTTTACAGCCTCTTTCATTTGCACAGATCCGCTAATAAATTTACCACTAGCACCCTCACGAATCCAGCCACTAATTCTAAATTCAATTCCATCTACATTAGCATTGCCTGTGTAGTCTGGACGTTTAGGATTGTCACCTTTATCGTTCTTAAACAATACAAAAGTATTGGTATTATCATAATCCGCCATACATTACTCCTTAATAAAAATTGGCTTACGTTTCCATCTTACTGGCTCAACATCATCATCAAGAGATTTTAAAAACTCTAATGCTAACGGAGTGTACCATTCAATGAAATCTTTGTTGCGTTCTACTTTAGTTACTTGTGTTGCATTTGGTGTCCAAACATAAAACCATGCGTATGGTTGGTCACATACTTCAAGCTGTAACTGGACTTGAAAATAATATCGTTCTGGTATCTCTGGGTATACTACTTGAGTGAAGGGACACTTCAGCTCAACTGGGATTGAATCAATGAACGCATCTGGGCTGGCTGCAAATGGCAACTCTGGATGGAGTATTAATTTATTACCAGACTCACAGATAACATCCATTTCTTTTTCAAATTGACTTAATGCTACAGGCTCGTTAGTAACTCCCCATTCTGTGGCCTCGTTACCTTCAAATGGAGGGCTACGAAACGTCATGTCCCTCCAAAGTTTTTGCCTCTCGTAAACCGCTGCCCATGCATTACTAGCGGTAATACGGTTATGTCTAGCATTGTTTTTTAAATGACTCATGCAGCTTTTCTTAAATCATTAGCAAAGTCACGCAATTTTTCTTGTGCGTATGGACTTAACTTATGGAAGGCCTGCTTTAACTCACCAGCCTCATGAGATAAAATTAATTGGCCTTTAATAACTTCAAGATCATCATCTGAAACCTTTTCAATAACTGGGTTATTTTGTTGGTGAATAGCATTGAGTACTTCATTAGCACTAGCAAATTCAGTACCACCAATACCAAGACAAGCCAAAGCCCTACCGATAGCAGAAGTTTCACAATTTTCCACATAAGATGTGCCATTGATTTGAGATGCCTTTCTAAATTCTTGTGCAAGGCCTGTGGCCACCACACGATTAAGTTCATTTAATACAGTTGCCTTAATAACACATTGATCTTGATCTAACTGGATCACGTCTGTTGTTAATGCATAATCTTTAAACTGCTCACGAAACTCTTGCACACGAAGTGCAACCGTTTTGTAATCCTTACCTTTAATATTTACTATACCTTGTTTAGCTGTTGACATCACTTTCCTCCTTTTGTTTTTGTTGTTCTAATTGTTCCTGCTCTTGTTGCTGGTACTGCTGGTAAAACTGTATATCGTCCATTTTCTTTTTGCTCCGCTTTATCGTTATCGGCCTTTAACTCATTTGCAGCGGCCTTTAATTCTGCAATAATTTTATCTAATGAATTCATAAATGAAGTAGCTCCAAAATACGACTACAAACCATTTTATACTAGTATGAAACTTTTGTGTAAACTTTTTTTGTAGTCTTGTGTTAGTAATAATTCTGTAAAACCTATCCATTTTTGCCATCCTTAAACTGGTCTGGTGCTATTGTATTCCAAACCTGAAACTCTGGGTCAATAGATTTTGCAGCTTCCAGTAACTTACTTTGTGTGGCCGATCCAAGCATCCATGCTTTATGATCATCTGAAAAATTATAGTACCAGTCATGGTGTTGAAGATCGTCTATGTAACTTTTTAAAATTGTTAATGCGTCCATGTTATGCTCCAAAGTATTTACTAAATGTTGGAAGAAGATAATAAAGCCATAAAGCCAAATAAGCATAAAAAGCTATTACTGTTATAATTATTCCTTTTGTTTTCATTTCAAGCTCCTTAATAAACGTTGATATGGTTATATTATATATTTGGTAAAAGATGTCAAGCATTATTTATATAATATTTATATAATATTTATATTAAATTCTCTTGCTTTTCTTAAAAAAGCGTGATAGTGTCCATTTTCTCACTATTACGGAGGATTTATGAGGATACGCAACTGGGGTAAATTTCAGCATTTCAAGAACAAAACATCTATGGTCTGGTTCAAGGTTTACGGTAGGGACATCATTAATGACCCAGATTGGCACGAGTTAAGTTCAGACCAAAAGGCCACACTTTTTGAACTTTGGTGTTTGGCTTCAGAAAAGAACGGTGAGCTCCCAGATCTTAAAAAATTATGCTTTAGGCTGCACAAGGATAAAGAGTATGTGCAGGATATGTTAATCTCTCTATACACTTGGTTTGAGGGCGATCCAGTCAATTCTATATGCAAAGAGTATACGGAGTATGCTAGAGAGAAGAGAATAGAAGAAGAGAAGATAGGATATGAGAAGAGAGAAGATGAGAAGATAACCTTTATAAAGGATATAGCATGAACATTTATGAGTTTATTGGCCACTTTGAAAAGTCTTATAAGTCTGGTAAGGACGAGTACCAATGTATATGCCCAGCCCATGACGATAGAACAGCATCGCTAGGGGTTAAGGAACTGCCAGATGGTAGAATTCTTATTAACTGCTTTGCAGGATGTGCAGCCAATGATATACTTGGTGCTGTTGGATTAACTTTTGATGATATTGTGCCTCAACGTATTGGTGACTTTAAGCCAGTATCAAAACCATTTAATCCTTATTCTGTTTTAAAATCTATCTCTAATGAAACATTACTTGTAGCTCTGGCCGCTATAGATATTGCTAATGGGAAAAAGCTACCGCTAGAAGATCACGATAGACTAATGGTGGCATCACAAAGATTGAGAAAGGCCTACGACTTATGTCATTAGAAGAAAAAGTACAGAACCTCATTGTTGATGAGGATAAAATTAAAAATTATTTTTTTAGAAGGGATAGCGATGAATACCGTAAAATTAAGAGTCCAGATACTTTTATTGAATCTACTATTGGATACTTCTCTGGCGAGATACAAAGCGGTGCGTATCTTCCGTTTGATAAAGCAGAAAATTTCAGACTTCGTTTAGGGGAGAGTACAGCGTGGTACGGCTACAGCGGTCATGGCAAAAGTGCATTATTGAGCTATATAACATTAAAATTACTTGAGAACTACAAAGTAATGATATGTTCTTTTGAGATGTCATGCAGAAGTACATTGGCCAGATACATTCGTCAATCAGTAGGTACTAGCGAACCAACAGAGGCTGCGATAACAAAATTCTGCACAGATGCAACTGGTAAATTATTTTTGTACGATCAGTTAGGTAGCACAAATCCAACAGCAGTATTATCAGTTATTTATTACGGAGCCGAACAGCATGGTATAAAGCATTTTGTGGTAGATAGTTTAATGAAGTGCTCTATTAATGAAGATGATTACAATGGCCAGAAGAAGTTTGTTGATCAGCTTTGTATTGCTGCACGAGATTTAAATATTCACATTCACTTAATCTGTCATTCCAGAAAAACAGTAGACGAAAGCACTCATATTCCAAGTAAGTTTGACGTGGCAGGTTCTGCAACGATTACTAATTTAGTGGATAATTGTGTCAGTATTTACAGAAACCGAAAAAAAGAAAAAGACATAATGGAAGGTAAACTTTCTGAAGAGGATGCAAAGATTATTCCAGATGGATTCATGGCTGTGAATAAGCAGAGGCATTTTGAGTGGGAAGGATCTGTACCGTTATGGTTTCAACCAAAATCATTACGTTATAGGGACAGGCCACTATGAACTATAAAACAACTGAATGGTTTAAATTCTTTGACATTGATGAAGAAGGAAAACATTTATCAACTACTGAATGGAAGGTAACATTAAAAAATGGAATGGTTTATAAATCTACTAACTGGAGCAAAAAGTATGAGGATAACAAAACACAACAAGGAAATGGCCATAGCAAAAATTAGTGGACATGACTTTGAAGTAAACGGTGATCTTGAATTAGATAAATTTAAAAGTAAACGCAGCAACTCTCAAAATGATTTGTACTGGGCAATGCTTAAAGAGATTGGTGATTACTGTGGGTACTCATCTGAAGAGTTGCATGATATGTTTAGATTTAAATATCTTTCAGAAAAAAAGACAGTTGCAGGATCTGAAATATATGCTATAAAGAGTACTACGTCTTTAAATGTTGATGACTTTAAAAAATACATTACTGACATTCAACGATTTGCTATAGAACTAGGATTCCATTTTGACCAAAGCAGAGAGGCAGCACTATGATAAGTTATCTCAATTGGGTTGCATTGTTTGTTTAAGAGAAGGTCATGGTTATTCACCGCCACACATACATCACTTACGTCACAACATGGGAATGGGTATGCGTAATAATTTCATGAACGCAATTCCATTGTGCCCTCTACATCACCAGCATGGTGGGCATGGTGTAGCACTTCATGCAGGACAAGAAACATTTGAAAGTAAATTTGGTACAGAAGAAGAGTTACTTGCTGATACACTAGGTAGAATTAAATGATAGCTGTTTTATTTGCAAGAGATGATAGTCGTTATAAAGATTTTAATATGTATGATGTATATGACATTGATCGCGATGCTAGAACATTTTGTAAAAAAATGCCTGTCATAGCTCATCCACCATGTAGAGCTTGGGGTATGTTATCTCACATGGCCAATCCAAGAGAAGGTGAAAAGCAATTAGCTTATTTAGCATTAGCTCAAGTAAGACTTAATGGTGGCATATTAGAACATCCTGCTGGCAGTCGTTTATGGAAAGAAGCACCATTACCTTTGGCGGGGGGGGGGGGAAGATGAATTTGGTGGATTCACAATTGAGATTGACCAATTTGACTTCGGCCATGTTGCACACAAAAATACTAAACTTTATGTTTGTGGAATAGCTAAAGATAATTTACCAGCAATGCCACCTAAAAATTTATCATCTACAGACAGATCAATATGTGGTAATGTTAAAGGAACAAAACGCTGCACACAGTACCAACGTGAATATACACCAGACAATTTAATTATATGGATGACTACAGTATGCGAAAGGATAAATAATGGGTAAGGGTTCTACAAGAAGGCCATTGTTAATACCTGAACAAGAGGTAGCAGACAATTGGAATAAAATTTTTAAAAAAGATTACGAGTACCAATGCAATAAAAGTAATGGTGAAATTGAAAAAAGATTTTTAGATGGAATAAGTAAACCTAACGAGGAACAATTTAATGGCAATGTCACCAACACAAGTAGCACTTGCAAGGATGAAGAAGCAAAACTACCCACTAGTACAGGTAGTGGAAACATTTAACTTCCACGCAGGAGTTCGCAAAGACCTCTTTACGTTTATTGATATCCTTGCTATAACAGAAGAAGGCCAAGTAGTAGCGGTACAGGTCACATCAAAGAGCAACATGGGTGCACGCATAAAAAAGATAGCTGATAGTGAATCAGTTAAGTATGTACGCAAGGCAGGATGGAAGATACTTGTATGGGGTACATACAAACAAAACAACCGTTGGCAAATAAAAGAAGTGGATGTTTCTTAATGTCAAACAGAATAAGAAAATTATATTTAGTTGACGGTAAAGAAGTAAACGTTACTCAATTAAGAGAATTAATTGTTAATGCTGTAGGTGATGATAAAGTAACATCTGCTGAAATATGTAAAAGAATTAATGCAGAATATAGTCATATCAAAAGTGCAATTGCTACTATGGTTACATATAAATTTTTAAGTTCATCTGGAAATAAAGGTAATACAATTTACTTTATTAAGAGTTTATGTTTTCTTCAAAACATATTTCATCCAATGCCAAATTTTGAAGGTAAAATTATTGGAGTGTATAAACACACAGAAGATAAACAAAAACATAATGATCAAAGGCTGTTGCATACAGAAAGTTTTAACGCAAGTGTATTATATTATTTAGAGGATTAGCATGGGCCCATTAACAGACGAACAAATATTAAAAGCATTTAGGGATAGCATTGGAAATTTGGGTGGCCTGTCAACTATTGAGAAGGTATTGTTATTTGCAAGATTAATTGAAAAGGAAGTGTCTAAATGACAATGGAACACTTGCTTGATTTGTTAAAGGCATGGTCAGTTTATATGAGGCAGAGTACATCAAAGCAATTGGGTTATCCAACTAAATCTTCTGGTATGTATGGAGGCGGTACAAGTACTTCTTTTGATGAGCTTTATGAATCTATGACATCTGATCACGTTAGGACTATTGATGCTATCATCCATTCGTTACCAGAGAGGCAGCAGAATGCGATATACCATAGGTATCTAGGATCAAAGGCAGAGGTGTTGCAAGACTATCACATGAACATAGCACTAGATAATCTTTTAAGTATAGCAACTAGAAGAATACCTAACTAGAACTTGACAGCAGTAACATTTGGTGGTATAATCTGGGGGTTGGGATAATTGTATCTATTACTTTTATGTTCAACAACCTCCGTTGTTTATTGGCCCACGTTCTGTGGGCATTTTTTTAAGTAAAGTGTATGCAAGTATCTCTATGTTCTGATTGTGGCCAACCGTTTGACACTACAGGTTATGATATTTGTCCAGACTGTACTAACCTAACGCATTTTAAATTAAGGATACCTAATGAAGAAGCCAACATCAAAAGCAGCCAAGATGAAGAAAGTATTTAAAGAATTTGGTGCAGGAACTTTGAACGTAGGTAAGTCATCAAAGAAAGTAACAAATCCTAAACAAGCAATTGCAATTGGTCTTGCAATGGCAAATAAAAAGAAGGGTAAATAATCATGCCAATGGTCGGAAAAAAGAAATTCCCCTATACGGAAAAAGGTAAACACGCAGCAGAAACTTATGCTAGTGCAAAAGGTATGAAGATGCACGAGAAAAAAGAAACAAAGAAAAAAGAAATGAAAGAAACAGGTAAAAAAAAGAAATAAACTTAACTAAAGGTAATGACCCAGCAATGGAGTTACAATATGGAAGAAACAAACAATAAAGTCGGTGCACCATTTGGAAACAAAAATTCTATTAAATCCAATAGGTTGTGGGCGGAAACAATCCGCAGAGCTGTTGTACAAGATGATGCTCAACGATTAAGACAAATAGCCGAAGCATTGCTTGTAAAAGCATCTGAAGGCGATATGGCTGCTATCAAAGAGCTAGGTGATAGATTAGATGGTAAAGCCTTACAAGAAAACAAACTTACTGGCGATTCAGACGAACCAGTAATTATTAAGATTGTAACAGGCATTGAATAATGTTCTAAATACTGGGTATCAGCCTAGAGAGCCACAGAAGTTGATTCACCAAATGGTGAAGGACAACAGGTTCACAGTAGTGGTAGCTCATAGACGTATGGGTAAGACAGTATCAGCCATAAATCAACTGGTACATTCAGCACTACTGTGTGATAAACCTAGTCCAAGATTAGCTTATATAGCACCAACCTACGCACAATGTAAACGTATTGCATGGGATTACTTATTGCAATATACAAGGCCACTAGGTGCAATAGCTAACATAGCAGAGTTAAGAGTAGACTTCATGGGTAGACGCATCTCATTATATGGTGCAGATAACCCAGACTCATTACGAGGCATCTATTTAGATGGCGTAGTGATTGACGAGATTGGTGATATTAACCCTTTAATATTTAGTGAGGTAGTAAGGCCAGCATTAGCAGATAGATTAGGCTGGGCCATGTTTATTGGTACGCCTAAAGGCAATAACCATTTTAAAGACTTACGAGATAGAGCAGATAAGGGTGACGATCAATGGTCGCTACTAGAATTTAAAGCTAGTGAAACAAACTTACTAAACGCTACAGAACTTGCATCAGCTAAAAATGAAATGGGTGATGATAAGTATCAACAAGAATTTGAATGTAGTTTCAACGCAGCAGTAGAAGGTTCTTATTACGGACAAATCATAAACGATTTAGAAGTAAAGAATCAGATTACGACTATCCCTAAAGAAACATTAAGCAAGACCTATTGTGCATGGGACTTGGGTATATCTGACTCAACAGCTATTTGGGTTGCACAAGTTGTAGGTAAGGAAATAAGACTTGTAGACTTCTATGAGAATCATTCTCAAGGACTAGATACTTATGTTACTTGGCTTCGTGATAATGGATGGAGTGATGCAACTCAATTGTTACCTCATGATGTGGTAGTAAGAGAATTGGGTACAGGTAAGTCAAGACAGGAAATGCTTGAAGAAGCAGGGCTAGAGATCACAGTGGTCAAGAAATTGCCAGTTGCAGATGGAATTCAAGCAGTACGCAGATTACTTCCTAGATGCTGGTTTGATAAGAATGTAAAGCAAGGGCTAGATGCACTACGCAATTACAGACGTAACTATGACGAGAAGCGTAATGTATTCTTTGACACGCCATTGCATGATTGGTGTTCACACGCTAGTGACGCATTCAGATATTTAGCAGTAGGTTTAGACGAAAATGATTCTACTTGGGGACAACCCTTAAAAATTAATAACTCTTGGATAGTTTAATGATTGATTCAAACAAATTAAAAAGCATCATTGAAGCAGAAATTGATGATTCGCTAGGTTTCTTGGAAACAGACACCACAGATGAAAGAACTACAGCACTTGAGTACTACCTTCGTGAGCCTTATGGTAATGAAGTAGAAGGCAAGAGCCAGATAGTTACAGGTGAAGTTGCAGAAGTAGTAGATGGTGCATTACCGCAACTCATTCGTGTATTTACTTCTAGTGATGCAGTCGTAGAGTTTCAGCCTGTTAATGAAGGCGATGAGAAACTTGCAGAGCAGGCCACAGAATATTGTAACTGGGTATTCTATAAAGATAATGATGGCTTTCTTATCTTACATAATTGGTTTAAAGACGCACTCTTACAAAAGACAGGTGTAGTTAAAGCCTACTGGGATGACAAGAAAGATGTTACTAAAGAAAAGTATGAGAACTTATCAGATGATGAGTTACTTATGCTTATGCAAGATGAAGAATTAGAAGTTGTTAGTCAAGAAACTATAGAAAACTCTACAGCAGTTATAGACCCAATGACAGGAATGCCAGCAGTAGATCCTATGACTGGTATGCCAATGATGCAAACTAATAGAACGCATAACGTTAAAGTTAAAAAGACTATTAACAACGGCAAGGTCTTAATAGAAAATGTACCACCAGAAGAATTCTTAATATCCAAACGTGCAAAGACCATACAAGATTCACCATTTGTAGCTCATAGACGTTTAATGACTCGTTCAGAGTTAATAGCTATGGGTTTTGATAAAGACATAGTAGACACTCTAGACACAGGTGATACTTTAAACTTTACTCCAGATAAAATTGCTCGTTTTAGTCGTGGTGAACAACCCATTAGTAATGCTACACAAGATGAATCAATGGAAGTTGTAGAAGTCTTTGAGTGTTACATTAAAGTAGATTACAACGAAGATGGCATAGCTGAATTAAGACGTATTGTGTATGCTTCTAATCAAATACTAGAAGATATGGAATGTGATTATGTTCCTTTCCACAGCATATGTCCTATTCCTATTCCACATAAATTCTATGGCCAATCACTAGCGGATAGAACTTTAGACTTACAACTTATTAAGTCTACCGTTGTTAGACAAATGCTAGATAATATGTATTTAACTAACAACTATCGTATTGGTGCAGTAGAAGGACAAGTAAACCTAGATGATTTACTTACATCTACAGCAGGCGGAGTGGTTCGTATTAAGAATCCTAATGCTATCGTGCCTATGACAGTTCAATCTAACGCAGCACAATCATTCCCTATGCTTGAATACCTAGATCAAGTGCAAGCTAAACGCACAGGTGTTAGTGATGCTCAACAAGGGTTAAGTGCAGATATATTACAGAATGTAACTGCTACAGCAGTTGCTACTATGAGTGCAGCCAGTAATGGTAAGCTAGAATTAATAGCTCGTATCTTTGCAGAAACAGGCGTTAAGAGCCTTTTCAAAGGTGTCTTACAGTTACTATGTAAGTATCAAGATAAAGCTCGTATGCTTAAAATTAACAACGAATACACACCTTTTGACCCTAGAGAATGGGATACAAATTATAATGTAACTATCAATGTAGGTTTAGGTACTGGCTCACGTCAAGAACAACTTGCTACCATGCAAATGATTCTAGCTAAACAAGAACAAATTATTCAAGGTTATGGCTTATCTAATCCACTTGTATCTATAAAACAATACAGAGATACATTAGCCAAGTTTGTCCATATGGCAGGATTTAAAGATGCTACTGCATTTATGAATGACATTACACCAGAACAAGCACAACAATTAGCACAGGCAGATCAGCCTAAAACTGATCCAACAGTAGAGGCCACACAAATCTTGGCCCAAGTAGAACGTGAGAAAGCTGATTTAAGAGCTAGAACAGAAATGGCTAAACTAGAATTAGAAAAAGAACAAATGCAATTAGACAATGCTCGTAAGCAATTAGAGTTACAAATGCAAGAAATGAAGATGCAAGCAGATGCACAAAACAATGCAGAAAAAACTCGTGGTGATCAAACTAAACTTATTATAGAAACATTATCTAAAGTCAATAGTATGCAAAAAGGCGATATGAATGTCTAATAAAGTAGCGTCTATTATCAGTATACTTAATGACGAAAATTTCCAAGCTGTTATAAAAGAAATAACAGATAACCATTTACAAACTATTATTAACTCTAACCAAACAGATTACGAAGTTAGAGAGCAAGCATACAACCGTATAGCTTGTATAAACGAACTCATCAACACTCTTGAAGGCATTGCTAAAACTAGCGATATTAAGAGTAAACGATGGAACATATTTTAGACAATTCTAAAGTGGGTACCCTCCCCTAGAGGAAACATAGGAAATAAAAATGAGTGAAACAACCATG